GTCCACCGCTATTTTCACACCATAAGAGTTGTGAAGAACGTTCACACCATATCTTGTTGATGCTACAACTTCTTCTGCTCTTAATGAAGCGTCTCTTTGCGTCTCAATGTTTAATCTTTGAGCCACCGCTAAACCTAAGGCATCTCTAGCGAACACGCCACAAACGGCTGATGTCGCAGAGTCCTCTACGATGTTAGATGTCTCAAACACATCAATCCCAGCGATCCTACCAATGTAACCTTCAGACATCGCCTGGTTAGTCACAACAAGTGAGTTAGTTGGGTTCACGTATGTGTTTGTAAGATTTGCCTTCAATGCGAACAAAGCCTGCGGAGTGAAAACACCGTAGTATGGACCTGGAACCGCATTTGATTTCAGTGTCGCATATGCTTTGTGTAGGTCAGCCACAGTCAACTCACTTTGAGTGTCTGTGCCTGCGTTGATTGAAGTTGAGAAAGACGAGAACAGACCAGTCAATGCTCTGTCGTGTCTTTTCGCGATCGCTTCACCAAATAACTTACCTAGGTCTGCGATAACGTTTGAAACTGAATGGTTTCTTGCCATGTCAGTCACTGTCGCCGCAATACCAGCCTCTGTAAGAGTGATGTTGGCAACGCCAGTTGAGATTGCAGTCATGTCAATTTCCGCGTTCTCACCAACGTCTGTTGCGATTGTTTGTGTGCCGTATAATGGTACTTGTAATACCTTACCAGCATTTGCAGGAACCGTGAAGTTCTTCACAAGTCCTGGCATGATTGAAGTCTCTGATGCCACGAACATCGCTTCTTGTACGATGGGTGCAATCAGATCATTCAATGATGATGTGTTTGTTGTTGCTGTTGACATTGTAAATGTCTCCTTTTGTTGTTAATGTTTAGTAGCCTTGTGTCTTGCGATACTCAGCATACTTCTTTCTGTGTTCTGGATTAGTCATATCCAGACTGTTCACATCAACTTGAGGAATACCTTGTGTGCCAGTGTTGGACTTGGATCCACCGCCTGGTTGCCCCGCTGAAACGAAGTGAGGGTTCGTCTGTAAGAATTCTCCTACCAACCCGTCAATCGTCAATGGATCACCATTGTCAGTGTATCTCGTCTGACCCGTCTTGGGATCAATCACTTCAACTTCACCAGTCTCTGACATCTTGACATTCTCCCTCACAAGCCTCGCGACCTGTTCTGGGTTCACTGCCCTCTTGGTTGATGCCGCATTTATCAATGCCCCATCCACCTTGATCTTCGTCAGTTCTGATGTAAGAGAACCAATCTTGCTTTGAAACTTCTCAGCATTCTCCTTCAACAGTTTCTCAAACTCTGACTTCTCTTTGGCTTGGGAGATCTTCTGTTCTTCCTCCTTCTGCAAAAGAGTCTGGTATTTCTCAACATCTACTTGACCAAACTTCTTCTCATACTTGGCTTCTGCTTTTCTTCTAACTTCAGCCGCTAAAGCATCAAGTTCCGCCTGGGTGTAGACTCTCGCGGGTTGATTGTCCGCTGTGGCCTGGTTCGTGTTAGAGACTGTGTCAGCCGCCCCAGTGGCAGTCTGAACGTCTTGCGATGTTTGTTCTTGACTCATCGTAGTCCTCCTTTTGTTATGCGTGGCAGGATTACCACTATGCGTTTATTTATTAGTAAAACTGCTCAAGCGAGTCTAAACCCCACTTCTCGTAGTATCCAGACCTCTTCAACTTGTGTTGTGCTTGTTTCAGTTTCGCCATATCCTGTATCATCACCAATGGCCTTTTGCCATAACTGAATGATACACCCTTATGTAGTCCGTCGTTGTCTGGGTGGTCATACATTATGGCGTAGTCAGGATTGTTCTTGTGTGCCCGCTTACAGATGCGGGACAACTGGCGTTCAGTTATCTCGTGAGTGAAATATAGGATGACAATGTCCAGGCCAAGGCTAACAAAAAGACCGCAACACTGATCAATCTGATCCAGCACATCTGTCTTCGCAGGCGTGATCTGTATTTTACGATCCTCAAGTGTTCTTTTCGCAAACGGACAGATTGCCGCTCCACTCGCCTTATGAGTTTTAGCAACAACCTGTCTGATCCACTTCTCAATGTCCTTACCTTCGTCTGCCACTGGGTTTTCTTCTGCCAGACTTAGATCCTTTGTTCTTCTTCTT